ATAATAGCACATGAATGTGCTATTATATAATCGTAAAGAGGAAGGAAAACCTCACAAACCAGAAGGGGAAACGTAATGTTTGCAGAACTAAGCATCAATCCTTTTTACAAGAATTTGGCTGTGACGGATCTTTGGCTGGTTCCAGGAAGTGATCAACACAAGCAGTGGCTGAAAGATAAGTGCACGGAGGCATGGGGAAATAAGGTAGTTGTTAGCACGTTTAAGCTGGTAGGAAGCCTCGAACTGGCAGAGGTGTATGATACAGACATATTGGGAAATTTGCAAGATCTTGTGTTTATGGCAATCGTGCACAATTGCTAATAAATAGCTGCCCTAACGGCTTGACGGGGAGAAGGAAGGTTGCAACATGAATAAATCAATCATTACTCGAGAAGGTTGGCATGTAACACACGACGGGTTCCGCTATTATGTTGAAGGCGGTAGAATAATTTACGGAATTATAAATCTCGATGACGGCTCAGAACTCAGGTTGTATCAATACAAGGTTGGCAGAAAGAGCGGGCATGTTACTTTCTATGTACGCGTTAAACCGCTTGCACGTTATTACAATTTAAAACGGTATGCTTGGAGACAATAATAGTGGGTGGGGGTTAACAAAAATGCTTCTAACTGCAATCATGCTAATAATCCTTGTAACATGGGGACTGGAACAATGAATAATAAAGTGCGCAGATATAAAGTCATAACTTTATCAATGTATCCCGAAGACTTGAAGCGTCTGAAAGAAATTTGCGACATTACGAGAATGGACAATATTTCGAAGACTGCCCGTCTATGTATTAAAACCTTCTACAATGAGTTAATAAGAAGGGGCTTATAAATGGCAAGGTGGAATAAACGATTCGCGCAAACTACAGCGCTTGAAAATCGCCCGCTTCCTGCATCTGTATATGTTGGTACAAAAATTCCAAAAACTGGTTTAACTCTAAAAGATGTTAAAAAAGAGATGAAGTCACTCATTGACCTAATGGATAAGCGTTTCAAGGCTGCAAAGAAGAAGGGAATTGAATACGAAACTATAAAACAGTATGAGCGCCATTATTGGGATAAGCCCTCCACCGTGCGGACGGTGGATGAAGGTGTTCGGCAGATCCGGGCCATGTGGAAAGTTATTAGCGGAACAAAAACGCCGCATCAATTATTTGCGGCGCAACAAACTCAATGGAAACGTGAATATGAAACACTTTTGCAACGTGGGTGGTTCACCGAAGAAAACTTCACCTATGACGATTTCTTACAGTTCCGAAAATTTTTCGCTGTTTATGCAGATGCGAATAAAGAAGCACAATATTATTACATCCTTCAAGATATTCTTGATATATCACAGGAAGGAACTAACAGGGCTAAAAGGAAATTTGCAAAATCAGACTGGGAAGACCTCATGAAAAGGTGGGACTACTGGCAGCAACAAGCGGATAAAGCAAGGGCGCGATATAAAGAACGGCTTAAAGCTGGTGAATTTGTAAGTGGTTCGACCGTTCGCGCAATGTTTGAAAAAGCAAAAAGAGAAGGGAAGATTTAGCAATGCTAAGCGTATATGATGGTATCCAAAAAATAACGGCGTTAACGCCTGATAACCCAAGGGCTAAAATCGTATACGCTGACGCGATGCTGGCTTTTGATATTGAAACAACAAGGCTTGAGGACGATAATGCTATAATGTATATATGGCAGTGTGGGCTTTATGTTGGCGGAGAGTACTATATAACATATGGGAGAACGTGGGAAGAATGGACAGCACTGCAGGATGCCTTAAATGCGCGACTGGGCGGAATTAAAATAATTTGCCTTGTTCACAATCTTTCCTATGAGTTCCAATTCCTCGCAGGGCTATATGAATTTTCTGACGTTAAGTGCCTTAAAGCACGAAAAATACTATCTGCAACTTGCGGATGTATTGAATATCGATGCTCCTATATCTGGACGAATAAAACGCTTTCAAAATTTCTAAAGGAAATGAATGTACAGCACTTGAAGAAGTCAGGCGCTGAATTTGATTATTCTAAAGTTCGTTATCCGTGGACAAAGCTAACAGAATCGGAGATTGAATATTGCCAAAATGATGTTATCGGTTTGTTGGAGGCGGCTTCGAAGAAGATTGCTCAGGACGGTGATACGCTTTATACAGTTCCGCGAACCTCCACAGGCTATGTGCGGCGTGATGCAAAGCAGGCATTAAGCCAAATACCACTGGGCGCGCTCAAACCCACAGAAGAAATTTACAGAAAACTTCGTAAGGCGTTTAGGGGTGGGAACACGCACGCGAACCGATATTTTGTCGGGAAGGCACTTTCTGGGGTGCAGTCCGTCGACCGTTCATCAAGCTATCCCGACGTTATGTTAAACCAGAAATTTCCAATGAAGCAATTCAAAAAATGCCCTGATGGAATCGCAACCATTAGGAGGGCTTTATCATCTGGTTTAGCAATTCTTTGCACTATGTCAATAACGGGTGCTACTTTGCGAAATCCGTTGTGGGGATGCCCATATATTCCTGTAAGTAAATGTCAAATGTTAATAAATCCACTTGAAGATAACGGGCGCGTTTTGGAAGCGGATGCGTTGACTATTGAGGTAACAGAAGTTGATATGCAGATAATTCTTGATGAGTACGACGGCGAATTTGATTTTACAGATATATATACGGCAGAGAAGGACTATTTGCCAAAGCCGTTCACTGATTGCATAAAGCGCTACTACACAAGTAAAACATCACTTAAAGGAATTGAAGGAAGTGAATATGAATATATGAAAAGTAAGAATTTATTAAACAGCCTGTACGGGATGACAGCAACGGATCCCGGAAAAGATGATATTATATTTGATTCAGAGAGTGGCGAATACATTCAGCAGGAAACGAACGTAATTAAAAATATCAAAAAATCATTTCTTCCATATCAATGGGGCGTATGGGTTACGGCGTACGCAAGGCATGAGCTGGAGGAAATGATAAAGATTGCGGGTAATAATTTTGTTTACGCAGATACAGATAGTTGTAAATATATAAAATCAGAATCAATTAGTTATGAATCATATAATAATAGATGCAGAGCGGCATCACTTGAACACGGAGCGTGCGCCATGGATACAAAAGGGATAATGCATTATATGGGCGTTGCAGAAACAGAGGGCGAATATTACAAGTTTTTAACATGGGGTGCGAAAAAATACGCTTCACAGGATGATGCGGGACATATAGATATAACTATTGCCGGTGTACGTAAAAAATCAATCAAAAACGCCGCTGGCGATATAGTGGAGTGGGGTGGTGCTGATGAACTGGAAGAAGCTGGAGGACTTGTGAAATTTGCGCCCGGTTTCATTTTCCGAAAAGCAGGAGGGCTTGAATGCGTGTACAACGATCATGTATACAAGAAAATCATCGTTGAGGGGCATGAATTAACGATAACCCGAAATGTATGCTTGCGCCCGTCAACATATGCAGTAGGAATTACTTATAAATATGCGGACCTGCTCGAAGCGTTGCAAAATACTTATATAAGTGTTGACGCGGATCGCAATTTGTGTTATAATCTTATTAGGCGATAACCGCCTAACAAATATTTAGGAGGCAATAACATGAGTAACACGAAGACTAATCATGGCATTTCCCCGGCGGATCTTTACAAGCTGACGCTTTCCCGCGAAGGGCGCGCAATGTCGGAGCTGATGACGAAAACCGTTCGCGTTGATGCGTGGGCTGTTTCTGAAACGGTTGATAGCAACGGAGAGTTCAAGCCGCGTTGCGGAATTATTGTTGATGGCGTAGCCTACATCACGAATGGCAGGGCGTTCAGCGAACGACTTCTTTCCATTGTTGATTATCTGGGAACGGCGGGCATGGACGACGCGGGTTTCAAGCTCCAGATCACGCAGATTCGGAGCAAGAACAACCGAAACTATACATCTTGCGAATTGATTTTCGAGTGACGAATAAAGGCGGGGCGATGAACCCTGCCTTTTCTTTTTAGGAGGGCGTATGAATAACCTATTTTTGGAAAATGGCTATGTTGATATGGCGCGAATCATAGAACAAAAATATACATTTATTTTGATGACGGGCGCACGAGGGACAGGAAAAACCTATGGAGCGCTTAAATATGTGATTGAACATAAAATGAAATTTATCTACATGAGACGAACGAAACTACAAGCGGATGTTATTAGCGCGCCTGAAATGTCGCCTTTTGCGCCTGTGTGCGATGATATGTCCTTATCTCTCGAAATGGATAAAGTTTCCAAGGAAGCGACGGCTGTATATATCAACGAGGAAAGTAATCCTGCCGGGTATGTAATGGCACTTACTGGAATATCAAATATTCGCGGTTTTTCCGCACATGATATTGAAATTATTATATTTGATGAATTTATTCCAGAATCGCATGAGCGCAGAATCAAAAATGAAGGGGATGCGTTTTTTAATGCATATGAAACGATAAACAGAAATAGAGAATTACAAGGAAAGCCTCCTGTAAAGTGTTTATGCCTTGCAAACAGTAATAGCATTGTAAACCCGATTTTTCAAAGTTTGGGACTTATCACGATTGCGTATAAAATGGCGGAGCAGGAAACACAAGAATATAAAGATGGTGAGCGCGGATTATATCTTATAAATTTGAGGAATAGTCCCATCAGCAGGAAGAAGGGTGAAACAGCTCTTTACAGATTGCTAAAGGATAATAAAATAAAAGATATGTCGCTTGAAAATCGATTTTTGGATAAACCTGTATTACAAACAATGAGCGCGAACCTCAAAGAGTATACACCGCTTGTAACGTGCGGCGAAATTACAGTTTATCGGCACAAGAGCAACCGCACATATTATATAAGCCCACACGGGCAAGGCACACGCCCGATATACAGTACATCCGAAAACGATTGTTTGCGTTTTCGTACGCTATATAGATATCTAATGCTTGCATACATTGAACGCAAAATTTACTGCGAATCTCCTGCTTGTGAAATTGTTTTCTGTCAATATTTCGGTATTGTTAAATAAGTCTTGACAAATATAAAAAATTATGATATATTAAAATTGGCAATAGGGAAGCTCAAACGACAACCCCGGAAGGGTGAGCGTGGCATAGTCGTATGCCCTGACCCCTATTGCCATTTGTTTTTTTCCGGGGAAGACGGGAGGGAATATGGAAATTTCGGACATTGTAACGCTAATTACAAACGTAGGGTTCCCAATTGCGTGTACTTGTTCTCTTTTCTATTTTTGGAATAAGGAACGCGAAGAACACAGAGTAGAAACATCGGAGCTGAAGGATGCCATCAATAATAATACGATTGTAATTCAGCACCTCATGGATAAGTTGGGCGGTGATGAAAATTGATTGCAGCAGAATGGGCTGAAAAAATCAGCGCAGACAGGAGTAATCTAATCGGTATTCCGTACACAACCCTTGATTGTCAGGCGTTTGTCGAATTTTGCCTGAAAAAATACGCTGGAATCTCCAAAAACTGGCGCGGCTCGAATGATATGTGGCGAAACGCCGTTCATGATAAATCTGCAGACTTTGGAAACATCGAACCTGGAGAATGGGTGTTCACAATCAAAAACGATGGTAAACAGCCGGCGCGTTACAAGGATGGCGTAAACGCTGCACACGTCGGCATCTATATCGGCAATGGCGAGGTTATCCATTCCACTACCGGAGGCGTGCAGATGGATAAAATCACCAATAGTAAACGTTGGACACATCACGCAAAATCAAATTGCCTTGATTATGCGGCGGATGTTGCGACAACTGAAAATAGTTGCAACGACCTATATAATGACCTTGTTGCACTTGTAAATAAATATGGAGGTAACAATTATGAATGTATCTGACATTTTGACGCTGGCAAAAGCCGGCTTCACGGCTGAACAGATTGGAAAGCTGATGCAGATTGGAGCGCCTGCACCTGCACAGGCACCTGCACCTGCACCTGCACAGGCCCCTGCACCTGCACAGGCCCCTGCACCTGCACAGGCACCTGCACCGGCTCCGGATAATACACAGGCGCAGTTTGATAAAGTTTTCAGGCAGATTTCTGATCTGACGGGCATCGTACAGCGTGGCAATATTGCAAATTCTCGTCAGCCGGATTCTCAGCCGCTGACGGCGGAGGATGTACTTGCGGAGATTATCCGCCCTTGTAACGGAGGAAATGTAAATGGCTAACACGCTGACAATTGATAAGATTAGCACTTTGCTTAAAGCAGTGCTAAAGGACGCCACGGGGCAGGATACATCTGCGCTTGACACTAAGCAGCTTTTGACGTTGGGGCAGACGGCATTGAAAACTGGCGCGGATCCCGTGATGGGCGCAATTTCGCAGTTGCTTTCGCGCACAATTTTTTCCAGCCGCCCCTATAAGGCGAAGTTTGCCGGAATGCGGATCCCTGCGGACCGTTGGGGAAACTGGGTTCGAAAAATCAAAACTATTGATGATCCTAACGATATTACGGATAATCCATATTGTGATCTGACGGACGGCGCGAGCGTCGACCAGTACACTGTTCGTAAACCTAAAACGCTGCAGCTCAATTTTTACGGGCAGCAGGCATACGAATATGAAAAAACAATTTTTGAAACGCAGCTTGACACTGCTTTCCAGTCTGCGGACGAATTTGGCAGCTTCATCTCTATGATTCTTACAAATATGTCCAACAAAATCGAGAAGACACACGAAGAGACGGCGCGTGCAACTATTTCCGGTTATATGGCTGGAAAAATTGCACAGAATGCGGATGTGATCCATTTGCTCACGGAATACAACACCGCGACTGGGCAGGAACTGACGGCGACGACTGTAATGCAGGGGAGCAATTACAAATCTTTCTTGCAGTGGGCCTTTGCGCGTCTGGCGGTTTTGTCCGATATGATGGAAGAATATTCCAGCGCATACCAGACGAATAATGCAAGCGGTGTATTCTTTCAGCACACGCCAAAGAGTTATCAGCGCGTGTATCTCAATTCCCAGTTCATGCATCAGGCTGATATGATGGCAATTGCGGATACCTACCATGATAATTTCCTGAAGCTAGCTGGCGATGTTGAATATGTAAACTATTGGCAGATTTTTAGCAAACCGCAGAGCATTGACGTTGTGAAGCCGCAGTATTTGGCAAATGACGGCACGATTGCAACGGCTAGCGCAAACGTTACTAAAGATAACGTTATCGGTGTAATTTGCGACCGTGATGCTTTCGGTTACAGCCCGATTCTCACGCGGCAGAGGGTGACGCCCCCGAACGCGAAGGGAGAATATTACAATATTTTCTGGAAGTACAACGAGCGGCATGCCATTGACTTCACAGAAAAAGGCATTGTTATTTTGATGGATTAATAAAGGAGGCGTTGCGCGTGGCGGAAAGACTTCGGATGCCCGGAAATAATATTCTTCCGGCGGTAGATCCTACCGCCACGCGCTATCCGCATTGGTATAAGCCGTTTAGGCTTCCAGAATATTGGTATTACTCTATATATGATAAGCCGTATTTTGTATATCAAAATCATGTAATCGAGAGCGAAACAAACGGCGTATTGATTGCCACCGGGCTTTACAAAAATGGATGGAAAATCCCCCAAATATCCGCAATGCTCGGGAACATGTGCCGCGAATCGACACTTAATCCCGCGATCTGGCAAGGCGAGCATGCGCCAAGCCCTGACCCAAATAATTACAAACAGAATACGGAAAAGAAATACGGTTTTGGGCTTGTACAGTGGACGGGAGCCGATAAGTATATAGATTGGGCGCTTGAAATATTTGGAACAAATGGGGCATATGCAGGGCTTGACTGTTGGTATAACGGAAGTATACAGATAGCGCGTATTATGTACGAGGTAGAACACAATTATCAGTGGGAAGGCGGCACGATATTTCCAGATTTCCAAGATTTTTACTTTTCCAATAGCACCGATATTGAACAGCTGACAAAAAGTTTTTGTCTGTGCTATGAACGCCCCGCCATTACGGACTGGGAGCAGACAAGTAAATACCGTATTCAATGGGCTAATTATTGGTACGATAAATTACAAAAAATCAATCTGAATAGCTTGCCTATCTGGTTCATTTGCAAAGCGGCTAATAAATGGAGGTGAGAAAATGGAGATTAGATTGTATGCGTTCCGAAAACGTATCAATTCCACCAAAAAGCCAACGGCAACGCAGGAACCCGGGCAAATTTTTTTGGTTGCTGAATGCACGCTAAAAGATTATACAAGCGTTCTTTCGCCGCAGGTGATTCTAATTTTCCCGGATCCACAACATAATTTACCGCCGTCCTCATACAATTACGCTTATATTCCAGATTTTAAAAGATATTATTGGGTAACAGATATAGAGTTCGATCGCAACCGCGTGATTTATACACTTTCGTGCGATGTCCTTTCCACTTACTGGGAAACACTGAAAGAATCTACACAGTATGTATTGCGATCAGCCTCCAACAAAAACGGTAAAATTGTTGATTCGCTGTATCCAACTCTTGCCGATTTTGAAACGGGATCTATGATATTATCTGGATGGAGTTATAATACACTTGCAAATGGTTACTACGTTCTGGGAATTATTAACAGCAATACAAACACATACGGCGCTATATCATATTATGTAATGAATAATGCTCAATTTGCGAACTTGCGTAAAGCGCTTATGGCAAATTATGATTATATGCAGATTAACACGGAGGAAGTATCGGCAGAGTTACAGCGAGCAATTATCAATCCTTTTCAATATATCGTATCTTGCAAATGGTTTCCAGAAAAACCGCCTACACTTGACTCAGTAACATCTATAACAGTAGGAAGCTGGGAATTTACGGGTGGAACCGCGTTTCCGCTGGCGGCATCCGCCTATAGTATCCACAGCCAAGAAGTAACATTGCCACAACATCCCCAAAAATCGCGCGGCGAATGGCTGAGGCAGTCGCCATATACGCGGTATTCATTAAGTTTTCCGCCATTTGGAATTGTTGAACTTGATAACTCTAAAATACAAACTAATTCTATCACTGTGGTACGAAGAATTGATTATGTAAGCGGTATTGGAGTTCTTCAAATAACAACGCCGAATAGTATGGATAGCGGAGTGACATTATTGTATCAGGCGGACTGCAATATAGGCGTTGATATACAATTATCACAAGTTTCAGTAGCAAACGGCGTTTTGTCAGATGTTACAAATGTTGTTGGTAGTGTAGCATCATCGGCGGCATCAGCTTCTAATTTTGGCGCTGCTGGCGCCATGTTTGCGGGGGGTGCATCGTTAATTACTTCCAGTTTGCAAACCAACACTTTCAAAGGGGCCTTAACCGGCGCCTTCGCAAACTCCGCAGGACAAGGAAGTGGAATTGGGACAGCAATTGCCGCGGCAAACAGCAGCTTGCAAACACGCGGAACAAATGGATCAATTGCAGCGTACCTTGAAACCCCGGGATTATTCTGGAAATTCTCTATGATAGCTGATGCGGATCCATCAAATTTAGGTTATCCGCTCTGCGCAAGGAAGAAACTATCTGATTTATCCGGTTTTACAATGATACAAACCCCGGATGTTGATACTGTATTAGCATCACAACCAGAAATTGCGATGCTTATAAATTATATGGTGAACGGATTTTTTATTGAATAGGGGGTGCTTCTTATATGAATAATCCGCCTTTTGATTACAATCGCATAAATGCATATGAGTCGAGTATTTCCCCATCTACTTGCCACACCAAAAATACGGCACTTTTCCAGTACTACCAGCGCTATTTATTCCAGAAACTGACAAGCCAATTCAAATGGGGATTACCTGAAGGTTGGAGCGATACATATTTTCTTGGATGCCTTTATGGATGGGGAAGCGTTGCGATTTTTAACAGTAAGCGTTTCGGTGTAATTCCGCAGGCCGGCGCATTGTATGGTTACAATATTTTCTATCAGCCAACCACCGTTATGATTGCGAATCCACTTTTGCCGCCGATGAATTTGCAAATCGATAAAGATTGCGTTCTTTTTCGACTACAACGCGATTATCACGGAGCGCTTGATATTGTTAATTATTACGCGGACTTGCTCGCGACATCCGTGGAATCGCTTGCAATGAACATCATGAATAGTAAGCTTTCCTATGTTTTCGCGTGCGGCTCGAAAAACGCCGCGCAAACTGGTAAAGAATTGATGGATAGGGTTACATCGGGCGAATTAGCGGTGTGGGTTGATAAATCGCTTTTTAACGATGATGGCTCGCCAAGTTGGGCGCCGTTCGCACAAAACGTCGGACAAAATTATATCGCGGACAGAATACTTTCCAATATGCGACAAATTGAAGCGGAATTTGATACACGCGTAGGCATCCCAACTTGTAACACGGATAAAAAAGAACGGCTAATCACAGCCGAGGCAGAACGGAATGATGTTGAAACTGATTCGATTGTTGCACAGTGGTTCGACACAATTCAGGATTGTATTCACAAAGTGCAGAACGCGTTCGGAGTAACAATCACTTGTGAGCGACGGTATCCGATTCCCAAGAACACAAATGGAGGTGGTAAAGATGGGCGTGATGCTGGCGACAATTTATAATTTTGACCCTTCCATATTTGACGGAGTGGAATTTCCTTCTAATATATCGGTGCAAGATTTTGTTGATTCACTGTTGATGCAGTGCGGAGAAATGCCTGTTATTTATTCCTCCCCGCCATTACTTAAATCACTAATACGGGTATGGTCGAACGTTTCACAATATACTTGGAATCGCCTTGCCTCAACGCTAACGGCAGAATATAATCCTATAGAAAATTATGATAGAATGGAAGAATGGGAGGACAGCAGCACAAACACTTCACACTATACAAATTCCGCAAACAACACTTCAAGTGGCTCGACAAAAGAACAGGTTTACGGCTACAATAATTTGAACACCCCGGCGGACAATAGCGCAAGCAATAGCGCAAGCACAAGCGCAGACACAAGCGATAGCACTGGAACAGGAACAAGCGCCGGAACTCGAAAAGGGCGCGCGCATGGTAACATTGGCGTAACTACTACGCAAGAAATGTTGGAAAGTGAGCGGCGGGTCGCAATGTTCAATTTCTATGATGCAGTTATTCGGGATTTTCAGAAACGGTTTTTGATTTGGGTTTACTGATAGGAGGTGTAATATATGGGTATTTGGGAACAATTCCCTTTTACGAACTTTCATGAACAGAATCTTGATTGGGCTTATAAGTCAATCAAAGATCTTGATGGTAGAGTCGATAATCTGGAAAAAAGTGGTAATGTAAGCAAAGAATATGTAGATGAACAAGATTCCGCTCTTGACGAAAAAATCAGCGGTGAACGGTCCGCGCGAAAAACCGCAGACCAAGAACTACAAAATCAGATTACAGCGCACACGACAAGTATTAGCGGTCTAAACAATAGAATGGTTGATGCTGAAAAAAACATTGGCGTAAAACCTTCTGTGCCAAATTTTAGCAGTATTTGGAGCGCCATCGGCGATTATGATTCTACACAGTCAATCGGCGGCAAATTGCTTCAAGTACAAACGGAGGAAAAAGAAAATCGTCGTTCTATAGCGGGAACAGATGGCGTCTATGATATTACTAAAGGCACAATTCAGGCACGCCTAAATACAATTGAAGGCGCACTTAAGCCCGGATCTCTCGTAAAGCAGAACAGCACAGAGATTATCTCAATTCCATCAAATACTCTTAAAGGTACGAGGTTCAAGCCTCAACGTGCCGTGCCGGAATTTGATTTCGCCATTGCAGAGCGCGAAACGTCAATACAAACGGATACTGGAAACTCAGATAATATTATTCTATTATGTTCACCGCTTATTACAGAAGTTGGCGCAAAATACAACAATTATGAAATAGAAGCTAATTGCAAGGGCGATGCAACGATTGACTATATGCGAGTCCGTATTCGCACTTTTGTATTTGTGGCGGGAAATGACGGAGGAGAGCAATACGCAACCACATCTTATGTAGATGAAAAAACTGGGCAACTGGCAACCGAACTCGGCAACGTAGAAGCTGATGTCCGGGATGCGTACACCAAAGCGGAAACGGCAGATAACAACGCAGCAATTGCCAAATCAACCGCAACAACGGCAGCATCTACTGCATCATCTGCACTTGAAAAAATTGGCACGAAACCGGCAGAATCAAAATATAACACATTGTGGGATACTATCGGAATTTGGTCGGAAAATGTGCCGATGGCACTCAGAATCAACCCCGCCTATAATTGGAGCTGGAACAATCGTTCCGCTATCAATGGAAATTCAGATTATCCCACTGATAAAGCATCTATCAATTCCCGTTTGTCGGATTTGGAAACAGCTATTTCCAACTTCCAGAATATGCCGAAAATCGCAAGAGGGAATGTGCTTGCGTACCAAGATCAAGATGCTGTTATTGATTATCATTCGGCGGGATTCACCGAGATCCCAACGGTTGTTGCGACTTATGCAAATACAGGCGCACAGGCGGATAGTGTAACACGCAGCCAGCTCATTTTTGCAAAAACTACAAGTTCAGCTAAAATTAGGCTTTCAGGCACATCGACGCATGAACAATTCGCGGTTGACTGGATTGCGGTAGGTGTATAAAAAATAAAAGGGAGGGCTCAGCCCCCCCTTTTTTTATTCGCCCCATGAAGTCAAATGTGCACCGCCACGTAAATATGTCGCGATCCAGCGATAGCCACCGGAACGGCGGCGGCGAAACAGTTTTACACAGTGAGCTCTTTCTGACATAGTGGTCGCAATTTCCATTGCCCGAATTGCGGCGTAGAACGAATAAAATTCAAACCGTGCGCATCCGCTTTCATCATTCCGTTCGATTTCTCTTCCTTCGAAATCATAACGAATAAGAATATAATTTTTTAACATTATTTGATACACCTCTCATAGATTCGGACTTGCTGAATTCCGTAAAACGGTTCTGAAATTGCCCGCCCCATAAATTCCAAACGGGCTATGCGGTTGACTATGTTGGAGTTCTCCAGTACTGTCCAATAATAGAACCTTCTTGTAAATGTATAACCCTTGCAATGCAAGTCTTCTATTTGGTCATGCGTTAGTTTTGCCTGTTTCATACGTCGCCCTTATTCCCTCCCTTACAAGCGTCTCAAATCTAATCACAAATTCAACGTCGTCAATTTCCCCTTTTATATATCTATGCATTAGTTCACGTTTCAGCCTATTCACTTCAATTATACTCCTCATTGTTTCAACCCCCAACATACTAACAATACAGCTAACACCGCGACCAGTATTTCACACATTCTATTTACGCCCCTTCCTACGTTCTTCTTGCCGCTTTGCTATAATTTCACGTGTTACAACCCTTGAAATAGCAACTAAGGCATCTATTTCGCCTTGACTGAACCCCTTATAACTGCGACGGGCTAAATCCGTTATTTGTGTGAGTGTTTGGGCACGGAGATACTGAACCGCTACAAATCGGAAATCAGACATTCTTATTCACCCCTTTTACACGGCATCCGATATACGCAGACTTCATGAAATTCCCTTTCTGGTTTTGTGAGGTTTTCCTTCCTCTTTACGATTATATAATAGCACAGCCAGTTGCTATTTTGAAGATACTGTTAGTTGATTTTAAGATGAATTTTTTCTACTGTCAGTAGAGTTGATAATAGTTATATAACATACGTTATACATTGAATGTTGTTTATATGTTATTGATAAGTGGCGGACAGAGGTGACAAACGGCAGTTGTGGGAAATGACAATTATATTTTTATTACCAGAAT